CGAGCGGACGGTAACGGCAGCGTTCGAGTTGTATAGCCAAAACGATCCGAACTCGCAGGCATTATACCAGGCAGCGAGACAGCAATCGCCGATCAGCGTCATGTTTCAGCTGGGAGAATCGAAGGGGCAGTTAGTAGGGGTCTACTTGCCTAGTGTTATTCCGGTCGTACCGGAATTCGAGGACAGTAAGAATCGGCTGCAATGGAAATTTCGGCCGTCACGGGCGCAGGGGACGGCGGATAACGAGATCGCTGTCGCATTCGGGTGATGATGGTTCGCTAGAGGGGCGCAACGCGGCAGGGCCTACACCGCCGAGACGCAGGAGACGCCGAGGAAGGCGAAACAGTCGTTGACCACAGAGACTGGGAGCCACGAAGATCAAAACCCGAGGACGCGGAGGTAGCGGAGCGTGCGGAGATAGCCGCCTGCGGGCGGTCTTCTGCATAGGGTTACGGAGGCACGGAGAAGGATGGCCGCTGCAGGGGCCTTTTGCAGACGAATGCGGCGAGGCGGGGGAGAGTCGTCTCTGCGCCGATGCGGCGGATAGTCCATACAGAGGCACAGCGCGGCAAGCCGCAAAGGGCCCGCTCGGATCACCGCAGAGACGCAGAGGCGCTGAGACAGGCGAAGGACAAATTTCGCCTCGGAGACACAGAGAACCACAAGAAGCTCTCCGTGGGCGATGGCGCGTGTCCCGTCTTCCTTGAGGCAGAGGAGTGGAGGAGGCAGGGATGGCCGCCTGCGGGCGGCCTCTTGCAGCCGACGGAGGAGAGACGGGGAAGAATCGTTGCGGCGGGAGGAAGAAGGGGAACAAAGAGCACGGATGTGGCGAAAGCCACGGTGCGAAGGACATGCTCCGGAGGATGATTGCCGGCACAGAAAGTGGAAGGGGTTGCGAGTTGATGATTTACGAGAGTGTGGCGACGGTCCCGTCGCGGATTGCCAGCGGAGTCCAGTTTACGGTGGCGAAGATGTCGTTCGGGAGGCGGACCGAGTTGATGCGGCAGGTACGGGAGTTGGCGGGCAAGGTGGAGTTTCTGGAGGCTGGAAAGGGACCGGGAGAGAAGATGGATGGCGCGCTGCTTCGGGTGGAGATCGACCGGCTATACGTGAAGTGGGGTCTCGTCGGGATTTCGGGGCTGGAACTGGATGGAGTTGAAGCTACGCCCGAGTCGTTAGCAGAATCGGGGCCGGAGGAGTTATTTCGCGAGGCCTTGGCGTTGGTGCGGTCGCAGGCGGGGCTAAACGCGGACGAACGAAAAAACTGATTGTCGCCTTCCATTTCGAGTTTTCCAACCAGGCTGGCTGGGAGTGCGACACGTGCCGGAAGTCCGGCCTGGAACGACGGCGCCGATGCGGATGGCTTCCTGGCGAGAACGAAACGCCGGCGCGGGTGGTGTGGGCGCGACGGAATGTGGGGCTGGCGCGGTGCCCGAAACCGTATATTACGGCGGAAAGCCGAACGCTAGTGGAAGAGTTTCTGATATGGCGGCGGCTGCGTACATGGGATGGGGAATTGAGCGCGCGGCAAGTGGACGCCTTTCTCCTTCTGGAAAACGAACTCGCAGCGGAGCTTGAATGCCAAAGACGTGAACGGTGATAAGATGGCAACTTTTCCCATACTCAAGACTGGCGCAGTGGCCCAGTATCCGGCCAGTAAGTCGGTCCGGTTTCAGAATCAGACTGTTCGATTTCTCGACGGCACGGAACAGCGTTATCGCGATGGGGCGGGTCCGCTCCACCAATGGATAATCCGTCTGACGGAGTTAGACGAGAATGAAATGGCAGCATTTGAGCAATTCTTCGAAGACAACCAGGGGCGTTTGGGAAACTTCGCGTTCACGGATCCGTGGGACGGGACACAATATGCGAACTGCAGTCTGGCAAACGACGATTTGATATCGGGATCAGCCGCTGAAATGCGCAGGAAGACGTCACTGACAGTCGTTGAGAACCGGGGCTAGCGATGCTGATCTATCCACAGCTTCCGAGCGGCGCGTTGGCTCAGTTTCCGGTTCGAAGGCGGCGCCCCAGGCGAACTCTCGTCAATACGGCGGCAGACGGGACGGTGATTAAGCTGGCCGACGCCGGGGCGGCGGCGGTAGAGTGGCAACTGCAATATGCGGGGCTGAGCGACGCGGAACTCGCCGCACTGCTCGCATTCTTCACAGCCGCGGAAGGAACCCTGAATTCATTCACCTTTGTCGATCCGGCGGCGAACCTACTGTCGTGGAGCGACGATCTGAGCAATGCCGTCTGGAACGCGGCTCCCTTTCTCTCGCTAGCGGGACAGAATGCGGATCCGGCCGGCGGGACCAGCGGGTGGCAGGTGACCAACTCCGGGGCGGCGGCTCAGGATTTGACGCAGACTCTGACCGCACCGGGTGGATATGTGTATTGCTTGAGCGTTTACGCAAAGGCCTCCGGACCGGGGACATTCACACTGTTACTCGGGAACAGCCGGTACAACCAGACAATCGGACCCGACTGGCAGCGGTTTGCCTGCACCGGCACTGGCGATCCGGCCGCATCGTCGATGACGTTCGGAATCGAGTTGGGAGCAGGCGCGGCTGCCGAGGTCTACGGGTTGCAGGTTGAGCCGCAGGATAGCCCATCCCTTTACAAGCCGAGTACGACCGGCGGCTGCTACGAGAATGCGCGGCTCCGCGACGACACTCTGACGTTTACGTCGACGGACGTCAATCGGCATTCGGCGACGGTCAACATCTTCTATGCAAGCAATCTCTGATCTAAAGGAACAGAGCGTCACCGACACACCACTAATCGTCTTCAACTGCGTTCTTTCCAACGGGGAGACGGAGTACTGGTGCACACACGGCATCACGGCTGGGGGTAACACGTACGCCGCACGTGTCATCCGACACAGCGCCTTCGATATTCAGACCGCATCCGACCAAGGGATCGACGGCAGCCCGCAGATCTCGATTCTCCTGGCGAATGCCGATTCCTACTTTTCAGAAATCGAGCGGTCAGTGGGATGGAAGGGTGCGCGTCTGACGGCTGGCGTGCTGTTTTACGATCTGCGAAACGGCGCTGCTCTCACCGACATTTCAGTCGTGTTCCAAGGCATCTGCAATCCACCGGACAGAAGCGATGAATCGACTTTCCGGCTGACTTTTCTCAATCGCATGAGCCTGCAACGGGTTTTCCTGCCGGAAGTGCAAATCGAGCGGAGGTGCCCCTGGCAGTTTCCGGCGACACCGGCGCAACAGAGCGAGGCGGTGGACGGCGGGATCAATGAAAAGTACTCCCTTTATTACCGGTGCGGCTACTCTGCGGGACTCCCGGGAGGAACGGGCAATCTAAACGGCACGGTTCCTTACACCAGTTGCGGGTACACGCGAAGCGATTGCCAGGCGCGGGGTATGTTCACGCGCTTTGGAGGATTGGAATTTATCCCACCTGCGATTAGCGTGCGGAGCTACGGCAAGGGGTGGTCGACGTCAGCAGTTTCCACCAACCAAGGCCTATATAATGACTACGTCCCGATGGTTTACGGGACTGTTTGGCAGCAACCGATTGTGACTTTCGCCCGGAACGATGGGAATCTCACTCGGATGGAGGTACTGCTGGGGATCGGGCAGATTCAGGGAGTGCTGACCGTTCTGGTGAACGACGTTCAGATCCCGGTTGGGGTGAACGGCATGAACATGACGGGCACCGGTTGGTATAACGTGGAAACGCTGGGGACGCGAGATGGCGCCTCGGATCCTAACTTCACGGACTCGACTGGGGCGCCCGCGGGAGATCCGTATGGAAGCATGGCGTACCTCTCGGTGGTCGTTCCGAATCAAATCAACAACGGCACTTCACTTCCCAATGTCGAGGTGCTGGTCCAGGGGCTTCTGGTCCCTGTCTATGCGGCGGATGGAACTTACATTGACGACGAATTTTCGAGCAATCCCGCCTGGATACTCCTGGATGTGTTGCGCAGAAGCGGATGGTCGGAAGCAGAGATCGACCTCGCCAGCTTCGCCGGCGCAGCGGCATACTGCGACGAGCAAATCGCAGCAACCGATATTAATGGCAATCCGATCACGCTGCCCCGGTTTCAGTGCAATTTGCTCCTGCAAAACAGACGCAGCGCAGGCGACGTAGTCCGCGGGATTCGCAACTGCGCACGGATGTATCTGACATATGGGCCTGGCGGCCTGTTGCAGGCAAAGGTCGAAAACACGATTGCGCTGGAGAATCCGACTCAGCCGGCATCGTCGAACAGCACGGAGCCGCTCAACGGCGGATGGCCGAGTTACGAATTCGGAGATGGCAGCAACGGATTCTCAGGAATCATGAGGAAGGCCAACGGGGCCTCGAGCGTGGTAGTAACTTCACGCGGTATTGGCGAAACGCCCAACTCCATGTCGGTTGAATTTCAGGATTCCCTCAACGGGTATCAGCAGGACAGCTACGAGATGGTAGACCCGGACGATATCGCGCTGACAGGGCAGACGACATCCGCTACTCTGATGGCCTTGGGGCTACCACAGTTCGACCAGGCTTCGCGGATCTTAAAGTTCAATCTTGACAAGTCGATAAAAGGCAACGCATATCTCGAGTTTCAGACCAGTATTAAGACGTTCGGCGTTTCGCCAGGTGACCTGATTACCGTCACTTATCTAAAGGAAGGTTTTCTCAGGCAGCCTTTCCGAGTCTTGAGACTATCGCCGGCGACCAATTATCGCACCACGACGATCACAGCCCAGATTCACGACGACGTGTGGTATGCAGACACGAACGGCCAGCCAACTTCAACTTCGGGGCAAGCGATCGGAAGTACTTCCGGCGTGGGACTACCGAATCCGTTGCTCGGTAGCGTGGTGGACAACGTCGGGGACGTTCAATTCGGAATCGTTGAGACAGACACCACGAATAGCGACGGCTCGATCCAGGCGAGCGTGACGGTGAGTTTCGTTGCGCCGGCTCCGTTCGCGAGCAGCGGTCCAGGGACACCTCTAGTCAGCTTGTCGGCGACTGTAGGCTCCGGCGGGTCGCTTCCAGGCGACCAAACTCTTTACTATGCGATAACGGCTGTGGACGGGCTAAACAACGAAAGCCCGCTATCATTCATCGTGACTGCGATCATAACGGCAAACGGCAGCAGCGTGACGCTGACCGGTCTCAGCTTCCCGATGGCTGCAGCGACCTTCAACGTCTACCGTGGGACCTCGCCGGCCAACCTGCTGCGGGTGGCGTCCGCGCAGACAATAGCGACTAGTTTTACTGACGGGGGCCTGGCGGTCCAATTAGTCGCGCCCCCGGATCCCGACTTTGACCACGCGAATTTCTACTGGCGTTCCGAACTGCAACCGGAGGTCGCGGTGACGGCTCATTCTCCGACAATGCTCGGGAACGCATCACTGCAGATGCAAGTTAACGAGTACGCGGGAATGACGGTTCGGATCACCAGGGGAACCGGCGCGGCACAGGAGCGGAGCGTAATTGCCAACGACACCACTACGCTTACAGTTTCGAAATGGGACCTGGAGCCGGACGCGACGAGCTTTTTTGCGTTGACGGAGGCTGCCTGGCACTTTGCCGCCGTGGCGGAAAGCAGCCCGATCCAATTTACGATTCCAAATCGGACGGGCGAGGTTGTGCAGATTACGGGGCGGTCCGCGAATGTCAACAACCTCGAATGTTCGCCGCAACTCTCGATCGTGACACGTTGGACGATCGGCGGATCGGGTACCTCGGACACGCAAGTTCCGCCGCAACCGTTTTTCTTGTTGGGACCGGCCGTCTCAGGAGGCGCACTGGTATTGAGCGGTGTGTCCTTCACGGAGCTGACCAACACTGGCGGCATTTCATCAGGAACGCTGACGCTTTACTACTGGAATGAGTTACAACCGGCGCCTGTCACGCTCCTCGCCAATGGCATCGGGGCCGCGGACGAGGCGCTCACACTGACAGCAGCCGGCTCAGCCCTGGAAGGGAGCATGTTACAGATCGATGGTGAGATCCTAAATGTGTCAGCCGTGACTAACAATGGTACACAATATGCCGTCACCCGCGCGGTTAATGGCAGTGTCCCGGTGGCACACACTGCGGGGAGCGCAGTTTATCCACTCGCGAGCCAGACTACGATCGTCCCATTTCCGCCGGAGTTCTTCGGGAGTCCATACAGCGGGACCTGGAGCTATTCAATCGCGCTGCCGAATGTCCGCGTGGGGAGCGCGGAGTTGTTCGTGACTAACGAGTTGGGAAACAGTCCAAACACTGCGGTCTGCCTGACTCACAATCAAGACAACGGTATGCGAACGCTGTCCGGGGGGCAATATACAATCCAGGTGGAAGGTTTTCTGGCCGTCGACCAAAACGTGGCTCCGGCAATCGTCGTGGAAGCGGCGCGTTCGGCGCGAGACGTATTCGCTATTTTGGGGACCGCAGCCGATGCGGAAGTGCAAGTACAGGTGAATGTGGATGGCGCCCTGTATTGCGAATTAATGATTCCGCCTGGGCAACTGGCGTCCAACAGCGTACTTGGCAGCACGCTGCCATTCCTCGCCGCGATGTCCCAGATCACGGTGGCGGTGTTGTCGGTAGGTCAGACGAATCCAGGCGCGGATTTGACCGTGGTGATTCGACTGTGATGGCGGAACAACTTACCAAGCTGCGCCCCGACCGGGATTTACAGTGTTACTTTCAAGAGCCATCGGCCATCGCCGCGCTCAGCCAGACAAGCCCGAGCGGGTTCACAGTATCGGGATGCTGGAGAGATCCATTCGATTGGGTGGTGATCGAATGGAACCGTGATAACGTATTTGAGCACCCGTCGATCCGCAACTTGCCGGACGGGAACCTGAGCGGCATGCAGCTCAGTTATCGGGAAGTCCGCACCAACTGCATCGCGATGGATTCCACGCTTTACCCTACAGTGGACTGGCCGTATTTGCGCATTTGGGCAGACAGCGGCGCCGGAGAGTCCCTTTATGAGGTGCCGCTCTACTCATCGACTTTGGGATATGCGACGCCCACCGCAGGCTCGTTCACCTCGGCCACGGTGAGCTTCCAATTGAACGGATTGGTAACCGAGAATGACTACATCGTATTGGCGTGGTTGGATCAACAGTTTAACTATCAACTGACGAGTAACGACAGCCTGGACACTGCGGCGGCGGCCCTGGCGGCGGAGATCAACCACTCGGGGGACGGCACGGTGAGTGCATCGGCGAACGGGACGCAGATTACACTTACTTATCAGGTTTCCTCAGGTGCGAACGCAAATCGAATCGGCGTTTACGCTACGGTGTCCGGGGCGAGCACGGAAGCGTGGACGCCCAGTTGGACGAACTTCAGCGGAGGAACGTCTCCGCAGCAGTGGCAAGTGAATCTGAATTTCGGCGCGCTGCAAGGATACATCGATCCGGACCGCAGCACTCTGGTCCCGGTCCCCACATCGAACGTGCGCAAGATGCGTTGGACGTGGGCAGCAGATTTGCAAAATGGCAACTTCCAGCGGAGCGAGTTTTCCGTAGTTGTGACGAACTGGACGGTCACAGGCGAGAACCTGCCGTATCAGGTAGCAGGTCCCGGGAGTCTTCGAATTGAAGATGACTCCAGCATGGTCACTTACTCCGAAGGGCATTGGACCAGCGAAATTGGAAACTATTCCGGCGGTTCGATCCATTGGGCAAACACCCCAGGGTG